AAATAAATATTGGGTTACCTACTTTGTGAGCCTGACGAACAAATGATAGTAGCTCTTACACGATTATTCGTGTTAGAGATACATTGGGAGTAGGTCAATATTTATTTACAATTTTTTACTTGACATGGTTACGGAGGGTGGAGTATCTATCGTAAATGGCAAGAACACAATTAGGCAAGAAAGACGGACTGACATACAAACAAAGGCAGCTGGTTGATACCCTCGTAGCTAGTAATTGCACCATAACCGAAGCAAGTCAAAAGGCAGGATATGCAAAGGGAGAAGCTGGTAGAGTAATAGCCTCTAGGACACTACGATTGCCAAAGGTACAAGCATACCTTATGCAAGAAGTATCCAACAAGTTAGGGCTAGGTTCTGTCCACGCATCCTCAACATTACTACACCTTATACAAAATGGTAAGTCTGAGTATGTTAGACTAGAAGCATCAAAGGATCTATTAGATAGGATCGGAATGAAAGCTCCTGACAAGGTACAGCATAATCTGTCAGGAAATGTACAGATCAAAATAGATCTAGACTAGCGAGGTAGGGGGTTAGAAAATAGGGCGACAGCAGAGTGATAACCACCTCTACACACAACATAGTTGAAAAAAGCACTTCAAAAAAATATTTTTTATAGTAAGGTTCGAGCATGGCAGATCCTAGACTAAAGAGAGCAGGAGTAAGTGGTTATAATAAACCAAAGAGAACTCCAGGTCATAAAACCAAATCACACATAGTAGTTGCTAAGTCTGGCAATAAAATCAAAACAATAAGGTTTGGACAACAGGGTAAAACAGGAGATAGAACTATGACAAAGAGAGCAAAGTCTTTTAAGGCAAGACACGCAAAGAATATAGCCAAAGGCAATATGTCAGCAGCATATTGGGCAAACAAGGTGAAGTGGTGAGTACAGTTAATAAAGCTGGTAACTATACAAAGCCAGGCATGAGGAAAAGAATATTTAATAGAATTAAAGCTGGTGGAAAAGGTGGGAAGCCTGGACAATGGAGTGCGAGGAAGGCGCAAATGTTAGCACTAGCTTATAAGAAAGCAGGAGGTGGTTATAAATGATGAAGTCTGTTAAAGCTCCAGCTGGTTTCCATTGGATGAAAACAAAGAATGGTGGATACAAGTTAATGAAGCATAGTGGTCCATTCAAAGCACATAAAGGTGCTAGTCTAACTGCAAAATTTAATATACAAAAGAAACATGGCTCTAGCTAAATCACAACGCAGTTTAAAGGCGTGGACTAAACAGAAGTGGCGTACAAAGTCAGGAAAGCCATCTGCTAAGACTGGTGAAAGATATTTACCAGAGGCAGCAATAAAAGCACTTACTCCTGAAGAGTATGCTAGAACAACTAGAGCTAAACGAAAGGGTAGTAGAAAAGGGAAGCAGTTTGTAAAGCAACCTAAATCTATTGCAGCAAAAACAAGAGCATATAGGAGAGTAAGCTAATGTATCATGGTATGAAAAAAACCAATGGATCTAAAAAGTTAAAAGGTAAACAAAAGAACTTACCAGCAGCTTTAAAGAAAAAGATCATGGCAAGTAAAAAGAAAAAGTAAGGAGTATATTATGTTTGAAACAATACTAGATCGTTGGGATCGTTTAAACAAAAAAGGTAAAGGTATTGTTATAGCTATCTTAGTTGTAGCTATAATAGCTATTGCTCAAGCTGTATGACACAGCAATACGCACAAGACGAGATATCTTTTCAAGATCGTATGAGATTAAGAAAGATAGTAAAGAAAGTGCATTTTGCACACTATCCAAAAGATCTTATTACCGATAAAGAAGCAGATCTGTTTATAGAATCATTACTACCTGAAACTATTTATAAGTTAATCAAAGCTGGTATTGATTCCAATAATGTGTGAGTGGACTAGATTATAAAGCACCTGGAGAAGTTATCAAAACCTTTATGAAGGATGATAGCTTCTTTAGAGGTGTACGAGGTCCAGTAGGATCAGGTAAATCAGTATCTTGTTGTATAGAAATATTTAGAAGAGCTGCCAGACAAAAACCATCTCCTGATGGTAAGAAAAAATCTAGATGGGCAGTAATCAGAAACACCAATCCTCAGTTAAAAACTACTACCATGAAAACATGGTTAGATTGGTTTCCAGAAAATATATTTGGTAATTTTACTTACTCAGTTCCGTTTACCCATAATATACACATCAATGATATAGAGTTAGAGGTTATATTTTTAGCATTAGATAGACCAGAAGATGTAAAAAAACTACTATCATTAGAACTAACAGGAGTATGGATTAATGAAGCTAGAGAGATTCCTAAATCTATTGTAGATGCTTGTACTATGCGTGTAGGCAGATATCCAGCAGTTAAAGATGGTGGACCTACATGGTATGGTGTTATAGCAGATACCAACGCACCAGATGAAGATCATTGGTGGTCTATTATGTCAGGGGAAGTACCAGTACCAGATCATATGAATCAAGAAGAATCATTGATGTTAGTTAAGCCTGACAACTGGAAGTTTTTTGTACAACCACCTGGAATGATTGAACTAAAAGAAGATGATAAGATCAAGGGGTACGACATCAATACGACAGCTGAAAATATTAAAAATGTTACAGAAAATTATTATCCTAATATTATTAGGGGTAAATCAAAGTCATGGATAGATGTTTATGTACTTAATAGATTAGGAACTATCGAAGATGGTAAGTTAGTATATGGTTCTTTTAGAGAAGATACACATATTGCTAGTGAAGATATACAGTTTGCAAACACTACAGTATACATAGGTTTAGACTTTGGACTTACACCATCAGCTGTGTTTGGTCAAAAGCTACCTGATGGTAGATGGATAATAAACCATGAGTTAGTTTGTTTTGATATTGGTACAGTAAAGTTTAGTGAAATGCTTAAACATGAAATAATAAAGCATTGTGCAGATAAAGATTTAAAGATATTTGGTGATCCAGCTGGAGATTTTAGGGCGCAAACAGATGAAACTACTCCTTTTCAGATACTTAGACAACAAGGTATCCAAGCCTTTCCAGCTCCATCAAATGATGTATCTCTACGAATAGAATCAGTAGAAGCTGCATTAAATAGGATGGTTGATGGTAAGTCTGGTTTCTTACTATCGCCATCCTGTAAACAACTAAGAAAAGGGTTTCTTGGTGGATATCACTATAGAAGAATACAGACATCAGGTGAAAGGTATGAAGATAGACCAAATAAGAATAAATACTCTCATGTCCATGATGCACTACAATATTTGATGCTAGGTGCTGGAGAAGGTAGATCTTTGACAGTAGGATCACAAAAACCAGCTGTTACAAATGTTTACAGTTCTTGGGATATATTTAATAGAAATAGTATAAATAAACGAGGTAAATGGGATATTTTTCGAAAGAATGGTTAGTATTCTTTTATGATCCACCTAATGAAGAGTGGTATCACATATTTAGAAAAAAAGGCATGGCTCATTGTGGAGCTTGTTATTATGATACCCAAAAAGGTGTATGGGTTGTTTTAGAACATATACACAAAAGACTAGATGTATCTATTTTACAAGGTGATGAAGTAGATAGAGTATTTGGATATATACTATCGAACAATGGTACCTTTTTAAAAACTAAAAGATTCAAACATAAATGGAGATTATTTCAAGCAGCATGGTTACGAGAACATAGTTGTGTAACAATAGTTATGAGATTAATTGGAATAAATAGATTGATTATTACACCTTTTCAGTTATATAAATACTTAGTAAAGAATGGAAGCACTAAATGGGCATTTTTAGAACACCAAAATACAAACCAGATCCAGAGCTAGAAAAGAAGCTAAAAGAAGAAAGAGAAGAAGCTGAAAGACAAAAAAAAGAGCTAGAAGCAAAAGATAAAAGATTTAAAGAAAGATTTGCAAAAGGTGTTATTGGTCAAAGAAGTTTATTTAGTAGAGCAAGTGGACAAGGTTTTTATACAGATGGAGAACAAACATAATGGGAGCTAGTAAATCAGCATCATCTAGTAAAGATAATAACTTTAGCATGGCTGCTTCTACTGGTGGTACACCAAATATTATAAATCAAAATGCAAAGATAAAAAGAGCTGGTAAAAAAGCAGATGAATTTGCTAGAGAAAAATTAGGTATTACACAAACAGGAAATGCAATATTTGCTACACAAGGTGAAAATGTTGCTGGTCAAATGTATGGTAGTGAATATCAAAAAGCTAGAAATGAATATTTAGCATCACAAGGTCTAGGTACACTCAATAAAGAAACAGGATCTTTTACTGCTGGTGTACAAACAGATAAGGGATTGACATTTACAGATACTACTAGAGGCTCATACAGAGAAGCTAATAGATATAGAATACCTTTATCAAAACAAATGTTTGAATCACAACAAAAGTTTCAAATGGGATTAGCTGGAGTTACAGCACTAGCTGGTATTCCATTAATTCCAAGTATATTATTATCTAATTCTCAAACACCTTACTCTAGTTATATTAATAGTACATCAACTAGAGGTTTTTATGATTTTTCAGATAGTCCAGTACCAGACAAAAACAAAACACAAGGTATGACACCACCAGAAGCAAATGAATTTAATACAATGACTGAAGCAGAAAGAGAAGCAGAAAGAAAAAGAAGAAGAGCAGCAAGTGGACAAGGAGATCTTGCTGGTAATGTAAGATCATTGTTTTCAACTATATCACAAACCTTTGGTGGATCAGGTTAATGGAATATAATAGTTATCGTACATCTGCAAATATGTCAGAGATGAACGCTAAATTATTTTTAAAAAAATATAGTTTAGCAGAGGGTTTAAAATCTGTATGGAAAACAAAGTTTGAAGAAGCATATGAATATACTATGCCTGGCAGAGAATCATTTTATGAAGAATCACCAGGTCAAAAAAGAACAGATAGAATATTTGATGAAACAGCAGTAGTAGGTATACAAGAGTTTGCTAGTAGATTACAAGCAGCTATGATTCCTACATTTGGTAGATGGATGCACTTAAAATCAGGTGTTGAAATACCTTTAGATTTATCACCACAAATAGATAAAGAATTAGATGATATAACAAACTATATATTTGAAGTATTACACAATTCTAATTTTAATCAGGAAGTGCATGAATCTTTTATGGACTGTGCTATTGGTACAGGATGTTTACTTGTAAATGAAGGTACAGCATCTAATCCCATAGTATTTAATTCTATACCATTACCACATATAACTTTGAATAGTGGTCCTGATAATAAAATAGATTGCATCTATAGAAAAAGATTTATTCACATAAATGATTTAAAAGTTTTGTATCCTAATGCAGATCTTGATGAAAATCTTTTAGCTATTATGGGTAATAACCCAGATCAAAAAGTAACAGCTATAGAGGGTACAATGAGAAACTACTCAGATCCTAATAAAGAAGTTTATGATTATGTTGTTTGTATAAAAGAATATGAAGCAATAATTATTAGTGAACAATTTGAAGGTGCTGGATCAAATCCATTTATTACATTCAGATGGAACAAAGCAAGTGGTGAAGTTTATGGTAGAGGTCCAGTATTTAATGCTATGGCAGCAATCAAAACTACAAACCTTACAGTAGAACTAATACTAGAAAATGCACAGATGAATATATCTGGTATCTATCAACTAGAAGATGATGGTGTAATTAATACAGATAATATTGCATTAGTGCCTGGAACTATTATTCCTGTTGCTCCAGGATCAAGAGGATTACAACCTATTAATGCTGCTGGTAGATTTGATGTAGCACAATTAGTGTTAGAAGATATGAGAAACAATATTAGAAAAGCATTATATATGGATACACTTGGTCCAACAAAAGGAACACCTATGTCAGCTACAGAAGTAGCAGAAAGAATGGCAGACTTATCAAGACAGATTGGTTCTTCATTTGGTAGATTGCAATCAGAGTTTATACAACCTTTAGTTAAAAGAATAATATACATTCTTAAAAAACAGGGAAAGATTACAATTCCTAGTTTGGATAACAAAGAAATAAAAATTATACCTGAATCACCCTTATCTAGGGCGCAGTTTGAACAAGACATAGCAGATATAAACAGATTTAATGCTACTATAGGTCAAACATTTGGACCACAAGTTTTAAACTTAATAGTAAAACAAGAAGAAGTAGCTAGATATTTAGCAGAAAAAATGAATTTACCAGAAAAGTTAATTCGTGATACTGCTGAACAACAACAAGTAGTACAACAACTACAACAACTACAACAAGCACAAGGAGGACAAATTGGCGTGGGAGCAGATACGCAACAAACCTGAGGGATACCACTATAGTATAGATGGATTCCAAAGATCTAAAAAAGCAGAAATAGAATTAAATGGTGATATTGCTGCACTTTTTAAAACAGAGTTAGGAAAAAAGGTTTTAAATTACTTAAAATCTATTACAGTAGAAGCTGTAGCTGGTAGAGATGTTTCAAATGACCAGTTAAGGCATTTAGAGGGAATGAGATATTTATATTTTATTATCAAAAAAAGAATAGAAGCACATAAGGAGAACTAATGGAT